AATCTGAACGCCAGTATTTTCGTAATAAACTAGATTACAAATCTTTCCAGACAAGGTAAATGGGTCAAACTCAGTCGATCCCTCTACAATTCTGATAATAACATCTTCGATCCAAACACCATCAGATGCTCTTAGGATATGAGTCGAGGGATAAAAGAATTCTACCGTCTCGTCATACAGGATCTTAAACAGAAGTTCGATAGAATCTTCAGCACCCTTAGATTCATAGAAATCGCGGATTAGTTTTACGAGTCTACGTTGATTGACGAGAACATTCTGTGGAATGTCTACGGCATATTGCGATCTAAACTGCTCGATAAATTGTTCTAATGTGGTATCAACATCGGAATAATCTTTTGCATTTAACAGAAAATTGTTGACTTGCCCTGATTGGTCGAGGTAACGATAATACCCTTCTAGAAAGGTTACGAATCCCGAATATTCATTTTGGACAAATTCAGGAAGTTGCTCCTGAATTAGAAATTCTAGTTTATTCTTATACGGAGGATCGCCGATAATCGCTTCGATTATTGCACCTTCTCCTGTATCATCTTCAATGGTAACAGTAGGAGGAGTGGCGAAACCAGATCCTTGATTGATAATATTTACTGCAGTGATTTTACCACCAACAACAGTTGCCTCTACTGATGCACCAATTCCACCACCTCCATCGATAGAGATAGTTGGTGAGACATAGTTAATCCCACCAGAGATTATAGTAAATCCAGTAACAACTTTCGTGGATGGCGGAATAAGATTCATTATGTTGTAACCGTTACCTGGAGACCCGTAGGAATATTCGCAGCAGAATTAGAAGAACTTTGATCCAATTTTAACAGAGAATTTCTAGAAGCAGTAGGAATAATAGCACCAGTATAATCTTCCATCGTGCCTGTCAAAATCTTTGTAGTAATATCTGAAGTGACGTTTTGTGGTTTAACGTAAATTCTAAATGCATTTGCACCTCCCAATAAAGAGATGAAGTAGCATTTCGGTATATTTATTTTACCTGTGCCATAATCTATTGTTCCAAAACTTGATGAAAGAACAATATCAGTTCCGAGTTGCTTCAGATAAATTGTTCCAGTTCCTAGAGGGTCTGGCGGAGACTGATCAGGAACATCAACCAGATATACATCATAATAGACGCCATTTAAGAACGTATTAAAATATGTAGAACGCAAACTATTTGGTTGTAGAGATTGACCAAAATTAGGATCTAACTTGAATGAAATTTCATTTGTAACTACACCAGTGAAACGCTTATGCAAAGTAATGTCAATTTTATTCGTAATAATCGAAGCAGAAGTATCCATAATATCTGCGCTCAATTTAGAATAGTAGAAATCTTGTGTGAGTTTATTCACATTAAGATCAAAGTGATCAACGATGGTGGTTCTGAGTCTAGTAGCAAGTTCGGCCGAAGTCTCTAAAGTTTTCTTAGGATCATATTTAATTGTAGAGTTAACACTGATGAATGTATATTCAGGATCGACAAACACAGGTTGAATTGATACTACGCTCTTCGGAGCAATAATGTCCCTCGAGATTGTGTCTTTGTCAGTCTCTGTAATAACAGTTCCCGCGACTGGATCCAAGCATACAAACACTTTACCATAAATGGGAGGATCGTTAATTTCTCCACCCCAAACACTGATAGAATTAATTCCAGGGAAACTTCTCTTGATCAGAGTCGCATAATCATCGGCAGTTACTGCACGATCCCTAGTTGTATTGAATTTTGGTGCATGAAATTTAATACTATCGATACTCTCTGCTTGTGTTCCGCCAGAAGCACGTGTGATAGTTTCGATTGTTTTGGTTTCTGTTGTTCCAGTAAGGACATTACGTAGTGAAAAATTCGATAGATTATTAGCACCATCCGCAGAACCAACAAAATATTCAACAGTAATAATGTTACCGTATTCCAATTGTTTTCCTAAAACATTATCCCCAAATACGATTTGATATAGACCATCATATCCCATCTCGATCCAAAACGCATTAGTATTGTTTTCGATATTAAGATAAGTGTCTGAATAATTGAAAGTGGTAATAGTTAGATCAGAACTAGAAGTTTGAACAGAAACTTTAACTGTTGTAATGTCAACATTTTTGTTTGGAATAATGAATGGACCAGAGAGATTTGTGCTATCTACGAAGAATGAATTGGCAACTCTGTTACCTTCAATTAGATTAATATCGCTAAACGTAAATGTTTTTCTCGATCCAACTGTATCAGATACGACAACAGTATAGTCATCGTCTGGTTTGAACGAATATGTACCACTTGGTGCTAGATCAGATGGAATCCCTGTAGCAGTGAATGTAGTGTCTTTAGATAGCGTAAGAGAATCTGGTTCATAGTTTAACGGTGCAAGCACTTCTAGTGAAACTACTGCACGTGCGCAATGCTGCGAATTTGGCAAATATCCCATTGTCTTTGCGATAGAAACGACCGAAGATCTCTTCAATGCACTATCAAGAAACATCTCATTTGCAAGAAGGTGAGCGAGCGTAGCATTGTAATGCGTATTATATGCAAGAACATCGAGCAGAACTGACATTGCAGATCCCTCGAAATTATAATCTGAGAATTCATCCTGAGAAGCAAGATATTCTTTCAGGTTTTGCTTGATTCCTTGGAAATCAAGTTCTGTTACTCTAAGTTCTGCCATTTAGCGAGCTCTCTTTAAGAATGTTGAATATGTAATTGGATTGGGATTACCAACTACATAGAAACTGATGTTAATATCATATTGATTAAGATCGAAATTTGGTGACACCTCAACCAACTCAAGTTTGCATCTAGGTTCCCATTGCTGTATTAAAAGCGAAATTTGCGCTTCCAACATATTTGCAGTAACAAGATCCATGGGTTCAAACAACATCTGATAAATCGGCGAACCAATAAGATAGTTGAACGGTCTTTCACCGTTGGCAGTCAACAATAATATCCTAAGCGATTGCTTAACTGAATTGATGTCAAACTTCATCCCAACGTCACCCGTTCCAGGATGCGGAGTAAAAGAGAGATCTAAATCTTTGTATATTCTGACTGTCTTCATAATACTTATTTATATGCCTTTTAGTATTTTTTGAAAGTTCCAGGTGCCGAAACACGCTTATGATTATACATGGTAAAGTGTAAGTATCTGTTGCCTTTTTCTTTGAATGAGATATGAATCCAGTGACCACCAGACGGTAGATACTCCAGAAGAAGTTGGTCATATGGTACGTTCTTGACAATCCACGGGATGATGACATCGTGATATTGCGCCTTTGTCATGCCATTGAATTTCATATCCACTGCCTGCCCAAGCATATGCTGTGAGGTTGTCGAACCACCAGACGGAATATAATCGCGGAATCCTGAGGTGAAATACATTCCAGGGAACTTAGTTTTGATTGGATCCAAACAGTTTACTGCCAAGCAGCGCATATTTGCGATCATATCCCTCTTAGTAAATCCACCATAATCTCTCAGTTTACCCTTTACCATAACGTCTTTCAAAGTAAACTTATCAGAGATCTTCATGCCATAATTAATACCATTAGAGATATTAATATCTGGAAGTTTTACCCCAGTCTTGGTGACATTACATGCAGTAGGCGCAACCCTTCCACTTTCTAGATTACTCGATCCTTCTTCTCCAGGAGTAGGTGTATCTTCAATACCAGCAGCATCTCGGTCAGCAACACCATCTTCGCCATCATAGTCCATACCTCTTGCTTCTTCTGGAGAGACACCACCGTTGCCTCCGACGAATTGTGGTTCGCTTGGTGTCATTGGAGATACTGGATCTGCGACAACAATGATTTCAGGTGGTGTACCATCTGACGCCGTAACAGCAGATCCAGCACTTCCTGGATTTACTGTAATAACAGCGCCATCGACATTGGTTGCACCGCCGCCCTTAATGTTCATAGTAGAACCTGCTTGCACATTTGTCTTACCAGATGCCTTGATGTTTGTCTCTGCGCCATAGACGTTCGCCTTGGCATCAGACTTAATATTGATATCAGAAGTGGCATCAATATTAATCTTGCTATTGGACAGAATATCAACACTTGTTGCAGATCCGAGACGCCAAGAACCAGAGGTAGCAGAGTCGATATCGCCATTAACATCCATAGAATAATCACCATCGACGCGAGTAGCAAACGTTCCCTTGACAGCAAGGTTCATGTTACCACCGACCTTCCAGTCAACATTTCCATGGGTGTCAATTGCAGTATTACCACCAACTGTTAGATTGCAGTTGTTTGCTACGTAGATATTACAACTACCACCAACGTGGACATTTGCTTTACCTTCAATGGTAATAACACCATTGCGATCGATAACTGTATAACCATCACCAATAATTTTATTTACCTGCGAACCGTCTGGACGCATTTCTTGGAACGTACCAGATTTATGGTTTAACGAAACACGCTCTGCATTCGGAGTGTCGTCAAATTCCATAGTATGCCCAGATTCGCTCTGGTAGGTATGGTTGTATGGATACTCAGCTGCAAAGGCAGACTTCGGTTGAGAAACAGACTCTCCTGTTCGTCCAGCAATAGTTTTAGACGTAGTTCTCTGAGCATCATGCTGACCGTGAATCGTCTGCTCTTCAGGTAGTGCCTTGGTTTCTCCAGGATTTTTACCAACAGCAAGTGCATTGACGTCGCCATTACCTGCTTCGAGATATTCCTTTTTAGGATAGACGTTGTTGGGATCCTTATATCCCTTTGTTGGATCAGCATCCCTCAGACTCTCATTAGTCGGTAAATTGGCAACAGTTGGTTTCGCCTGTGCAAGCGCAGCAGGATTGGGTGCTGAGATTGTTGGTGATCCAGGTTTTGGTTCCAACAATTCATCTAATAATTTGTTTGCTGAAAAACCAACCCCAAAGAAATCTAGAGAAGTTTTCCCACTAGAACTAGTTTTGATCAATCCATTAGCAAACTTAATTGCCGTGTCGATTCCTTGTCCATTAGCAACGGACAACATTCCCATGATAACATCTTTGGGAGAGTCCAATGAAATTGCCTTGGCAGAAAGAAGGGATTTAATATTTCGATCGAGCAGAGAAATCATTGCATTGTTTTGAGATTCTGGATCATTTAGAAATCCGCCACCACCGCCACCAAGATTTGCGGTCTGTTCGATGTGAGTATCATCGATAATTTGAGTAATTTCTTTTTCGTGTGTGTCAATTAATCCAGTAACAACAGAAACAGCACTTGTCATATTTTCAATAGATGGTGACGCTCTGAATGGATCGAAAGAAACATCAATTGCTTCGTTTACAGCAGAAGTTTTATTGTCAATTTGTTTAGAAACTAACTCGAAGGCAACCTTAGTTGCAGATGGAAGTTTTACTGAATTGGTAATTAATGCAGTAGCAGATTTTGTCGCCGAGGCAGTAAGTGTCTTTGTCATGGTCGAAACCATTTTGTTTGTAGTACTTAATACTTCATTCGACCCTGATTCAGATCTCGTCAATGCAATCTTTGTAGTAAGACCCGAGACCTCTTTAGAAAGAGTATTCTTAACAGAAGAAACTGCAGAGGTAATAGATCCATTTGCTTGGTTGACAACATTGATTGCTGTTTCTGCAGCACTACCAGGTTTTGCTGTCCAAATTTTAGGATCTGCAAGAGCAGCAAAATTTAGGTTGTTGCCAACATTGCCGATGTTGGTTGGGATTGGTAGTTTCAGTTTGTTAAGAGCATCAAGAGCAAAGTTTTTACCGAGGTTTTTACCGATCAGACCACTAAGACCTAACTTACCCAGTGCATCTGATGCTTGCTCTCTGACCCATGTTTTCTTCACCAGCGAAGAAATATCAGGAATATTCTTTTTAATGTTCTCTAATGTTTTTTCAATAGCATTAGGTGCAACTGCACCAACTGTCTGTAATGCTTCGAGGTTGAAACCATATGCTCCAACCTTACCACTATCTGAAATTGTAGAGTGGGATCCTCCACCAACGTCATGCGCAATGGATCCCATCACCTGCTTAATTTCAGTTTCAGACAGAACCTTACTTATTTTGGTTTTGTCTAGAATACCAGATAAATCTTGGTCACGTAGAATATCTAACATTAGATAAAGTTTCCATTCTTAGTAAAGTTTTCCATAAAGCACTTATACAATTCTCTCTTATGCTGGTGATTTTGCCCAATATCGGCACCA